CTGCCGCCGCTGGTGGAGGCCGCCATTGAGGATATCCGCCAGAACTACGCTGGCCTGTACGGCGTGGAGGAGCTCAGTGAGCGGCTGGGGGTCTCCAAGAGCCACCTTGTCCGCACCTTTACCGCCGCCGTAGGGGTGCCCCCCGGGCGCTACCTGACCACTGTGCGGGTGGAAGCTGCCATGCGGCTGCTCCTGCACCGGGAATACACGCTGGATGTCATTGCCAGCTTGTGCGGCTTCTCAGGGGCCAACTACCTGTGCCGGGTGTTCAAAAAAGAGACCGGCCAATCCCCCGCACAGTGGCGGGCCTTGGCCGGTCAGACAGCGCGGCCCCTCAGCCCGGCGGAAAGCCAGCGGGAGCAGGCACTGTATATTTAAAATGTTCAGGAGCCGGGGCAGCACCCGGCTCTTTTCCGTGGAGGCGTTCAGCCGCACACAGACTGCGGGCGCTTGAGCAGGAACACCGTCAGGGCCAGCGTAATGGCCTCGGCGGCGGGGAAGGCCGACCACACGCCGTTCATGCCGAACAGGGCGCTCAGGATCAGCGAGCAGGTGACGATGGCGGCCACGCCCCGGCTGACCGAGGTGATGGTGGCCTCGGTGGGGCGGTTGACCGCACCCAGATAGCCCGCCGCAACAATATTGCAGCCTGCAAAGAAGTAGCCCAGGAAGTAGATGCGCATACCGCTGTGGGCATATTCGGCCATCAGAGCAGAGCTCTCGCTGTTGAAGAGGGCAACAAAGGTATCGGTAAAGCCAAACACGGCACCGTACAACACCGCCGCCAGCGCCAGCGCGGTACCGCAGCCCAGCAGAAGCAGCTTTTTTGCCCCGGCCATTTCATTTTTGCCGTAGCACTGGCTGATCAGCGGCTGGGCACCCTGGGCCACGCCGTTGAAGATGGCTGTTGCCACCAGCGCAAAGTTGGCCACCACGCCGTAAGCGGCCACGCCCACGTTGCCCGCCAGCCGGAGCAGCAGGAAGTTGAACACGGTGGTGGTCACGGCAGAGGAGAGCTCCCCGACAAAACCGGAGATGCCCAGCTGGCAGCTCTGCACCAGCAGCCGGGCCGAGGGAGCCTGCCGGACAAAGGTGAGCGTGTTGCTCTTTTGAAAGAAGTGGCGGCTGCAGATGGCGATGCTGAGCACCGGCGAGATGGCCGTTGCCAGCGCCGCGCCGGGCAGGCCCAGCCCCATGGGGAAGATGAAGATGTAATCGAACACCACATTGAACAGGCTGCCGCTCAGGGTGGCCACCATGGCAAGGGACGGGTCGCCGTCGTTGCGGACGAAGGCCGAGAAGATGTAGTTGCACATGAAGAAAGGTGTGAACAGCAGGAAGATGCGGGTGTAGTTCAGGCCCAGCGCCACGATGTCCCCATCGCCGCCCATGAGCTGCAGAAGCGTGCCCGGGCAGAACGCGCCCGCCAGCATGAACGGGATGGCGATCAGGCAGGCGCAGAGGATGGCGTTGGAAAAATACCGCTGCGCCCGCGCCTCGCCCTGCGCCTGCAGGATGGCGTACCGGGTGGCCGCACCCAGGCCGATCATCGAGCCGAAGGCAAAGATCAGGTTGTACATGGGCAGGCAGAGGTTCAGCAGGGTCACGCCGTCGGTGCCCGCCGCCTGGGCAATGAAATAGGTGTCGGCCAGAATATAACACGATGTGCCGATCAGACCGAAAATATTCTGCGACACATACTTGAAGAACTGCTTTGTCAGGTTCATGGATGCTTCCTTTCCACAGGGAGAATAGGGGAGTGAAACGTAAAAACGACTACTACTATATCATAAAACCTGGCATATTTCAACGAAAAAGCGAGGAAACGCGCCGCCGTTCCCCAAGCGGAACGTTTTCCCCGGGGAGATGCCGCTATCCGAAAATGCCATACAAATACTTCCTCTTTTGTGCAACTCGCCAAAGATGGTTTTGGGTTATTGAAAAAAAAAAAAAAGTTTTATGATTTTTGTGTAAGATGCCACATAAAAACAGAAGAATCGGCAAACCAGTCGAAAGGCTGCGGCGCTCTTTTTGCTTTGTGCGGGCATGGTTATATTTTGGGAGTATTCATAAAAGGAGGATTTTTATGAAAAAGCGGTTCGTCAGCTTGTTGGTTGCAGCATGTATGCTACTTACACTATTTCCGGTGTCAGCGTTTGCAGATAATGCAAAAAGCGGTGAGTTTCATACGGATGGAATAAAAACACAAGATGGAAATTTTGTGTATAGTGTAAATGAAGATGACACTGCAACGTTGGTACAATACATTGGCTCGGAAGATGTGCTTGCGGCAAATAATTATGAAGTTGATATTCCTGCCGAGTTTGGCGGACATTCTTTGAGTAAAATCGGACAGGCCGCGTTTGCAGCAAAATATCATTCTAATTTTAAGTATTGGAATGCAACCTGTGGCAAGATTCAAAAAGTTAAAATTCCAGAATCGGTGACATATATTTGCGCGGGTGCCTTTTATTATTGTGAGTCTTTGAAAAGTGTTAATATTCCAGAGAATGTTGAAAAGATTGAATGGTGGGGATTTGCAAATTGTACAGGGCTAGATGATATTACTTTTGAAGGTAATAGCAAAATCACAACAATTGAGATGGAGTGCTTCTCGAATTGTTCGAGCCTAGAAAGGATTGATCTGCCAGAAGGGATTACAGATATTCGTTGGGGTGCTTTTCAGAACTGTACTTCACTTATGAATGTTGTCGTTCCTTCTAACACGGAAAGAATTTACAGGAAAGCATTTTACAATTGTGCGCTCGGAACGGTTACTTTCCCTGCATCTTTGAAAGGAATTGAAGTTGCGGCATTTGGTAGGCCGATTTCGCTGACAAAAGTTTATTATGCCGGAACAGCCGATCAGTGGAATGCTCTTGTAAGCGCTCCCTTTGTTCCTCTTGATGGCGTTACGAATGGCACTAGCAAAAACTTCACTGGAATTAATTATAAAGAGGATTCGTATGGCGGCAATAATGAGCAGCTTCGTCAAGATGGGCTGGTTATAATTCCTTGCAAGATGGATGTGACCACCTCCAAGAGCGACTACTTGGTCAATACTCCCGTTGATGTGAACATTGCCATTGCCCCCGGTACTGATATGTCCAAGATTCGCAATGGCAGTGTTGCTTTGACCTACGGTGATGAGGTTGAAAAGGTAGAACTGAACGGCAAGGAACTGACCGAGAAGAAGTACAACGTTCGGGAACTGGCCCAGCAGATGGGTTTGGTACAGCAGAGCAGTAATATCAAAGCAACCCTGAATGTGACCTACAAAAAAGCCGGCAAGTTTGATTTTGGCGTTGCCCTGAAGGACGCAAGTGGTGACCAGATTTGTGCTGCTGGCACTCAGGTCGTTGTTGCCGAAGAGGCCGCCGAACTGCCCCCTGCAACCAAGCTCTACACCCTGACCGTCAAGAACGCTGATGTTACCATTAAGAATGGTGACGAAGAGATCAAGGCTGAGAAGAACGACAAGGGCGAGCTGATCGCCAAAGTGCCCGAAAAGGCTGACGTGACCGTGACCTACACCAGCCAGAGCGATGCCGTTGCATTTGACCAGTGGACGATTACCACCGATGAAACGCTGGATGTGGATGTCAAGAACAACCCCCTGAAGTTCCAGATGCCTGCCGGTGGCGTGACCATCGAAGCCATGACAAAGGATGCCTCCATTGAGGAGAGCGAGCCCAACATTCTGGGCACCGCCGCCGTGGTCGGTACTGCCGCTGTTGGCACCGCCATTCTGGCATGGCAGGGTTACCAGCTGGGCAGGGAGCTGTACCTGAAAACCGCTCTGCCCGCTGGTGCTGCCATCCCCACAAACCGTGCCGAGCTGGCCCTGCTGGTGTGGAACCATGCCGGTAAGCCCGCACCCGCCGCAGTTCTGCCCGCCGATGCCACCGATACCCAGAAGGCCATTGCCTGGGCTGTGGAGAACGATCTGCTCAAGGCCGCAAAGGACAACGGCGAGACCTATGTGGATACCGATTCCGTGAGCCGTGTTGAAGTGATCCGCGTGTGGAATAAGGCACAGGGAAAGTAAACCCCACCGTCATCCCTTCGGGATGCCACCGCCCCTAATAGGGGCGGCCTTGGCAAAAAGGTGAAACTATCCGCCATGCCAAGGGCCCCCCTATTAGCGGGGGCTGTCGCCGCAGGCGACTGGGGGGTTGGACGAAGGACGGCCTGACCGTGAGACAGAAAGGAACGTGAACAAATGGCAGATATTACGAGGCTTGGCGAGATCGCCATGCCGAAACTGAGTGACAACATGGCCCCGGAGGACAGGCGGAGCATCAACAACTACCTGATGCAGCTGCGGGACCAGATGATGTACATGATGCAGAACCTGGACGAGACGAATTTCAGCGACACCATGCGGGACAAGCTGACCGCCATGGGGCTGAAGGTGGAGTAAACGAAAGGAGACAGTGAGAAGATGGCAAGAGGAGAATGGTGGGAGTACCTGATCCCGGGCCACAATGTGGGGCTGATGGTAGGGGATGTGTATGACGGCATTACCGGCAACAGCGAAAAGAATGCGGGCACCGGCGTGTTTGGAACCAGAAAGAACGGTTCCAACAGCTACCAGTACGCCCAGAGCAATGACCGGGTGACCACGGCAAAGAACAATTTGGATTACATCAAAGGACAGAAGCCCGGGGAGTATCAGAGCGAGTACGGCAGCCAGATCAGCGGCACGCAGAGCCAGCTGGACAAGATGAACCAGGACGGCTTTTCTTACGACTACACCAAGGACGCAGCTTACCAGCAGTACAAGAACCAGTACACCCGGGGTGCGGAGCTGGCCAGTGAGAACGCTGCCGCCAACGCCTCGGCCCGCAGCGGCGGCTACGGCAACAGCTGGGGCACTTCCAGCGGGCAGACGGCCTACCAGAGCACCATGAACGGGCTTTCGGACGTGGCAGACAGCTTATACAGCCAGGCTTACAACGAATATGCCGCCAAAAAGAGTGACCTGAGCAACCGGTTGAGCTCTTTGCAGCAGCAGGAAAAGCTGGCGCAGGATGCTTACAACACCCGCCTGAACAATTACTATGGCCAGCTGAACAGTGCCCAGACCGAATATGCCAACGCGGTGGGGGCCAACCAGAAGAAGGATGCGAACAACACCAACTTCTGGGGGAACGTATTGCGAATCGGTGCACAGCTCGCCGGGCCGCTTATCGTGAAGATGATGACGGGTGGCTTGCTCTGAAGACCGGTGTGGGGCCCTGCGACAGAGGACAGAAAGAAGGGAACTTTATGTTATTTGATACCTTACGGAGAAAGAACCAGGCGGAACAGGAAGAGCGGGAATGGAACGCCAACCGCCCGGCGGACTATGTGAGCCGGAACAAGGACGCAATGGACAGCCTGACCGGGCAGATCGGCAGCGGGTTCGACTGGGACACCGGCAGCAAAGCCTACCAGCAGTACCGCGCCCAGGCCCAGGCCAATGCTGCCGCCAGCGCGGAGAACGCCCAGGCCAACGCGGCGATGCTGGCGGGTGGGTATGGCAGCAGCTACGCCGACAGCGTGGCAAAGCAGGGCCAGCAGCAGGCGCTGAGCGGCATTGACAATGCGGTACCCGGCCTGAGAGGCCAGGCACTGAGCGAATACCAGAAACAGCAGAACGACCTGCTGAGTGCCCTTTCCGGCATGGCCAACACCGAGGCGCTGGATCGCAGTGCCTACGGCAGCAATTTTGCCAACTACACGGCGTGGCAGAATTTCCTTGCCAACCAGAGCGAACAGGCCCGGAACGAGAACGACAACTACTGGAACAACCTCTGGAACACGGTAAAGAACATCGGCTCGGCGGCTCTGACGGCCTACGATGGGTACAAGGGGTACACGCAGCAGCAGTGGGAGAACGACTTTGCCCGGGAACAGTGGGAGTACAACAAGAACCGCACCGACCAGAGCGATGCCCTGAACGCCTATCAGCAGGCGTTCAACCTGTACACCCAGGGAGCCGGGGATGCTTCTGCCGATGTGCTGAACCGGTACGGCCTGAACAAGGATGCCTTTGCCAACTACACCGGCGCACCGGTGACCCGGGACGATCAGGCAAGCGTGCTGACCACGGCGGCTTCCCTTGTGGCAAACGGCAACAGCGAGGCGGCGGCCAACCTGCTGAAGATGTACGGGCTGGACAGCAATGCAGCCGGTTCTTACGGCACCATTGCAAAACGTCAGCTGGCGACCCAGCTGGCAAAGGCGGCAGCTACGAAGAGCAGCAGAAGTTCGAGAAGTTCCGGCGGCTCCAGCAAGAGCGGAAGCGGGTGGACAAACAGCCAACTGCTGACGGCGCTGGGTAAGTATCAGAGCCTGAAGGATGATGACCCGACCAAGAGCGTCTATGCGAACATTCTGGCCAGCGCCGGAATGCTGCCGGACGGTGACACGGGCACAACAGCAGCGACCGGAACTGGCAGCGGGCTGATCGCCCCGCTGGCGAATCCGAACAAGTGGGCCCTGCCCGGGGGAACCACGGGAGGGAGCACGGGTAAGAGTACCGGAATGCCGTACAGCAATGCCCTGAGCTATGCAAAGGGGTGGAGTGCAGAAGGGGTGGATTCGGATACGATCTATGCCAGGCTGGTCAACATGGGCATAAATGATGACGTGGCGGCCAAGGTCTGGAATGCGATGGGATGGTAAGGAGAACAAAAATGGCATGGACAGCAGAACAGATGGCCCAAAAGCGGGCCAAACTTCAGAAAAAAACCAATGCCGCTGCTGGTGGGGCAGAACCCCTCAGTCAGCGCAAGAGCGCTGACAGCCGCAACCCGTTAGCCCTTGGCAGTACGGGAAACTCTGTGTCGGACAATAGCAATCCATGGACGGCGGAAAAAATGGCCGAAAAACGTGCGGCACTGCAAACCCAGAAACAGCAGACGGGCACCGACCTGTACTCCACGGCGCTGGAGGATTACCGGACAAGGAACAACCTGGGCTTTGCGGATGCCATGGACAACCGGAGCGACGAGCTGAACCGGCAGAAGGTGACAGTGAGCCCGGCGGGGAAGGGAACGTGGTACGGACAGCAGGCCCAGAAGCTGAAGAACAGCTATGCGGAGTACAGCCAGCCGGATGCCTTTGACCAGGCCAACCAGTGGTTTGACCAGCCTCGGAATCAGGAGCTTGTGAACAAGCTGCTGGAAAAGAAGAGCAATTATACCAGCTATGCCGAGACCGGCACCAGCAGAAACGGGGCCAGCGCCGGGGATGGTAGCATCGACCCCTTCCGCACCACGGGAATCAAGGGGAAGGTGGGCAACACCTACAGCACGGCGGACCTGAAAAAGCTGGGGTACACGGACACGGAGATCCGGCAGGCCAGGGAGTATCTGGACACCATGGAAGAAATCCCGGAGTGGAAGCAGCTGGCCCGGCGGACGGCAAACACCGTGGGCGGCGTTGCGGACACCGTGGCCGCTGCCCCGCTGATGGGTGCGGAGTACCTGGTGCAGGCCGGAAAGAACATCCGGCAGAGCAGCGAGAACCGGAAAGCACTGGAAGCAGAGCTTGCCCGGAACCCCCGCGAGAAGAACCTGTATGACCAGCTGATGGAAACTGACATGGACTACCAGCCCAAGTACAGCACCGGCGACCTGTTGCAGCAGGGATTTACCCGGCAGGAGATCGAGGACATGCGCAGCCGCATTGCCGGAACGGAAGCAAAGGGTGGCATCGACACGGAGAAGAGCGTGGGCTACCAGCTGTACAACCGGGGCCAGCAGCTGACGGGCGCGGCCCAGAGCGGCCTGACCGATGTGCAGCGGACCGTGCAGGGCGTGGCGACCAGCGCGGCAGAGAACCTTGCCGTGGCTGCCA